AAATCCCTGGAGATCAAGATACGATCATTGGTAATAGGTCACCTTTTTTAAGTGGCGCATTGCAAGGTTTTCTTACAGAAAATAGCGAATATGGAATGCACTGGGCAGGAAGAGTTAATGCAGGTAACTTACGTTTTGATAATTTAAAAGACCAATTTAACGTAAGGCTTGCAATATCAGGAGAAGTACCATATGAAACACCTTTCCTTAGCAGTGGCCAAGACAACACAAACTTTTGGTATGTTCAACTAAGTGGTACTTTTGATGCAACAAATCCATTACCACCACCACTATTTGTTACGCTACCGCTTGGTGATCAAATTAAACCAATTAAAGGCGATATTTTAGAAGATACAATTATCACTGTCTCTGGTGAGCCAGTAGATTCGGATACAAGAGATCCAGCAACAGCTAAACGTTATGGTTTTGTTCAAGCTGTTTTAACTGATTTAGATCAAAACCAAGGTATTTTAAAAGTAAGAAAATTAGGCTCAGTGCAATCTACTATCGATGGTGTGCTTCAAACACCTTCAAGAATACCTTTTGAATCAGGTAGATTTCTTCAGACAGGTGCAAGATATGCTTGTAGTTGTCAAGATTTTACACGTCGCAACTATGCATATCTTTCTTCATTAGGTTTACGTACAGGCCAAAAATTTTCCCATAGCAAATGTGCAACTATAAAACCTGGACGTGAAGAAGAAATGAAACTTCAAGGACAGATATTAAACGCAGCCCAAACTGAAATTTTGGATGGCGTAGTTAAAAATAGATTAATGACAATTGTTTACCCAAGTGGTGAAACATTTGATTACCCTTTGCCTGGTGTTACGTTCACAGAAACAGGAAAAGACATACGTAATCCAAATACTTTATATAGAGATTTTCCTGCTGTATTTCAAGAGTTTGGTAGTATTTACCAACGGGGTTTTGGTGATAAACCAAACCCTAGCGGTGTAGCGGAAGGAATGCCAAAATATGGAGACTACAAACAAAGCGGTCTTGCTATTACAGAAATATCTGATTTTTGGACTTATACCTTAGATCAATATCGTTATTGTAAACACATCTATGCAATGCGTTATGCAGACGGTGTATTCCCGAATGAGCCATCAGATTTTCCAGTTGAAGTAGGTTTAATGTCAGAGTGGGAGGGAAGGCTTGTAGAGAAAACAAGGAATTCACAAACCAAAGCATTTGAAAAATTAGCTTATTATGGGTTAGGTTATATGGATACACCGCCTTTCAATCTCCAATCACCAAGAATGACCCCAATGCTTCAAAGACTAATCAATATCCCACAAGATTTTATTGATTTGCAAAACTTTTTTATGGTGGATAAAGATGGTAGTACTTATAATATTGCCTCTGGACAAGTTCCTACCAGCGCAGGGCAACCCAGTGGATTCCAAATCAGTAATTGGGATTTCCCATCAGGTACTAATTACTAGGTAACATCATGATTCATCGTCAGCTACCTTCTGATCAACGCATTGTAGATTTAGTCTTCTCAATTTCTGCAATGCCAAGGGCAAAGAAGTCAGCCTGGTTACTTTCAATGATTGCGACCTATGGTAAAACACCTAAACAATTAAAAGGTTTTACCTGGAATAAAGACAATACAATTAATATACTTTCAAAGAAAAGACCTGTTCGCCCACTGCATCCTCAGTGGGTATTTTTATTTCAGCTCAAAGAAAAGCAACCCTCTAATTTAGAAGGTTGCTGGGCAGCTATGACGAAAGATTTAAAAGACACAATAGATAAAGATACTTTATCTTTGTCTATTGAGCATTTACTTCTTTCTTATAAGGTCAGGAAGATTTGCTATGCACCACTCAAGCAACAGCTGTTGCATCTGACGCCATCTTATTAAGAACTGCTCGTACAGCAGGAAGGTTCCAATAGTAGGTGTCTCTACAGCGTGTAGAAGGGCCTGCACCATAGTGCTTGCCTAGCTTGAATATGCTTTTGTTGCACATTGCATTAAGCTCTTTACGGGGAATGTCCAAGTCCTTAGCGGCCTTGTATGCTGGAACCCAGTTGGTAATAGCCATGTAGCTTAAGTTGCTTACCCATTAAAAATAAAGGGTTTTTCCCTAATGTCAAATTCTTTACAGAATTTTCTCTTATTGTTAGGTTTCTTAAGGATAGGCAGTTTTAAACTGAGATAACGGCTAGATTGCTATGTTCAAAACGGAGAACGAACCCCTCGCACTCCTACTTGAATTACGGCCTAAACACGCAAAGAAACGTTTCCGAGACGAAATCTATAAAGCCTGGAACCATGAATGTGCTTACTGTGGTAAACCTGCTACGAGCCTTGATCATATCGTGCCACGGTTTAAATCAGGCTCTAGCAATTGTTACAACCTAGTTCCTGCTTGTAGAACATGTAATTCTAATAAAGCATCAAGTCCAATGGAAGAATGGTATCGTAGTCAACCTTTCTTTGAAGAAATAAAGTTAATAGCAATTAAAAATTGGATGGACGATAAGAGCGTGTACATATTAGATAATGAATTAGAATCATTAGATATAATGTTTAAACCGGCGTAAGCAATGAGCATACAAGGCGGTATCAGAGTTGTATATGCAAATATCCTTGGTCGTCCAGCTGATGCTGGGGGATTAGCTAATTACGAAAGGATTTATTGGGATAAATATAATGAAAAAGAGGGTAGTAGTACGGCAAAAGAAGATCATGCTTGGAATTTTATAAGCACTTCAATTCAAAATAGTCAGGAAGGAAAAAATAAAGAACAAGTAGCTAAAAATGCATATGAACTTTTTTTAGGAAGACCTTGGACATCAGAGGATGGTTACGGAGCTCTTACGCAAACACCTAAAGAGATAAGAGATTCACCTGAAGCAATTAATTTTAGAAACGCTTTAACCAGTGGTTATTATGGTACGTATAGTGATATAACAAATTATGCAAATTATAATTCTTTTAGCTTTGATCAAAACAGATTTATAAATTTTATAGGCGGTAATGCTTACTTAGGTGCATTAACACATTGGCGAGAATATGGCAGATATGAAAATAGAATGATAGAAGGACAACAAACAATAGTTTTAAATCCTTCTACTAAAAATCTTGAGTTTGCACAGTCAGCTCAAAAATTTCTTGGGGCTCCTGTAAAACAAAGGTATCAAAATTTAATAAACGATTTCGGTCGTTCTCCTGGAGGGAACTATACCAGCTTAATGGCAGCTGCAAATAATTTAGGTGGCTCCGTTGTTGTACAAGATTTTATTAATAAAAATAAAAATATGTTTGATACTTATTATCGAGATAGAAAAATTGGTCGTCCTTATGATCCAAAAACTGGCATTCAACCTCTCACCGGAGGCTTTGATCCAGCTTATTTCTTAGAAAATAATGCAAATGTCGGGACACAGTGGACTCAGGCACAAACTTCTCTCAATATTGGTGGCCGTGGATTTAAAGATTTAGATATTACTGCAAGATACGGTGACAACATTAATATATTTGCTGCTGCAGAATTTTCTCAGATGGCACGTACTGATCCCATGACTAGGGGTAATGCTGCTGTAGATACAGACCCATATAGCGAAGCATACACAGACTTGACTGATGCTGAAAAATCTATTTACCGTGATGAGTTATTAGGACTTACTTCAGTAGGAGCAAGTGGACAGCGTTCGATTGATTACACAGACGATGATACTTCTCAGTTTGAATCAAAAGTTGTTTTAAATTTTACAGGACAAGAGTTATTAGAACAGGATAAATTCGGTACTTTAACTCAGGACTCTTTAAAATTTGCAGCTGCTGAGTTAAAAAAACAACAGAAAAAAAACTCTACACTAGAACTTTATAAAAATCTACCTGGTTTTAATGAAATTTATTCAGCCAATGAATCTTTATCTCAATCTATTCTAGGAGACAGTGGTATTGGTGGTTACCTCGCCATGCTAGGCAAAGATACAGAAGGTATGGCTGATTCACTTGAAGACCAGCTATCAAATGTAACAGGTATTCCTTCAAGTAATAGCGCAGTATATAACTGGCAAGAATGGTTTGATAATGAAATGGTGAAAAGATATGAAGATATGACTGAGATTACTATTGAATTTGAAGATACAATCTCAGATTTAGATTTAGATTCTGAAACAGGAAAAATACAGTATGAAATTGAGCTGACCAGAATGGGTATTGATCCTTTTGATGCCGCTGGAAATTTAATAAGCCAACCAAATGCTTTGGCTCAACTAGAAGCAAATGAATTTCAACGTACATATGACATACAGGAAAACTTTAAAACTAATTTTATTGAAAATTATTTAAAACCTAGGTTTGATCAATCTAAGTCCATGGATGAATTCATTAGTTATATGGACGTACAAGAAGATGAACAAAATATTTTTCAAACGCAAAGTGCATTAGATAGTTTAAAGAACCTTGCTTCAAAACAGTCTCTTTTATTGTTACAACAAGTTCAAGAACTACCCGGAGATTTTAATTACGAATTTTATTTCAATCCTACTAAAGAAAAATATGGAGAAAACCAACTAAAAACAGATAAGTATGATCTGCAAAAACAACAAGTCACACAAGATTGGACTGACGCAAAAGCTAATGGAAACTCTATACCTAGAGGACAAACAGCTGATGCTAACGGTAACAACTATACCTGGAACCAGTGGGCGTATTTCTATGGGGCTGATCTTAAGAATGCTGATTCTTTTGCGAAATTACATTATCAAGTGCTAGGTGCTCGTGAGGGCTTTGACCCAGCGCGAGATATTCTTACTACAGAAGACGTTGATAATTATTTAACAGATATTGTATTACCAGAACTAGATCAAGCAGGTATTGATTTAGACGGTGCGACATTTATGGATTTCGTAACACCTGAACAGTTTGCTGATGAGGTTCTTAGAGGTATTAACCCAGTAGAAAACGAAGAAGCCTGGAAAGAAATTTTAGAAATGTATGGCTTAGACGATACCGCAGCTATTGAAGAAGTACGTGAATATATTATTGAAGCTGTAAGGACAGGAGCGGCTCAACGAATAAGAGAATCAATTAAATTTTTAAATGAGAAAAAGAAAAAAATCACACAAAAAGAACTTGGTATTAGTTATATTCAACGCGAATCAGATCAAAAAGATATTGAAGATAAAAACGCATCAGAGTTATATAAAATTTTTCAAAATGCAGGCTACACAGGAGACGAAGATGAGTTCTTTGACACCTTTATGCCTGATGCGGATCGTGCTGATATTGAATTTCTTCAGCGTGGAATAAGTGGGGATTTTGATTTTAAAGATTTGAATACTGAAGATCCTTTTGAAGCGTTGAGCAGTGTAGGAAAGCTACTAGGAGATGGTGGCAATATATTTGATACTGATAATAAACAAAAAGATGATGAAAAGGACGAAAAACCTAGTAACTATTTTAATTTGTTTGATGATGAAGATGAAGATAAAGATGACTATGCAACAGATACAGGCCGCTCTATAATTGATGGATATACAGACTTCTTTAAATAATATAAATGTCTAAAGCAAAAAAAGCAGCTAGTGCAGCCAAGCTACATAAAGATAAGATGGCTTGTAATAAACCAAAGAAAACTCCTGATCATAAAACTAAATCACATGTTGTAAAAGCTTGTGATAAAGGTAAAGAAAAGATTATTCGTTTTGGCCAGCAGGGCGTAGAAGGAGCCGGAAAAAATCCCAAAACAGCTAAGGATAAAGCACGTAAGAAATCATACTATGCAAGACATAACGCTCAAGATAGTAAGCCAAGTAAAATGAGCGCACGTTACTGGTCGCATCGTGAAAAATGGTGACTCTAGGATGGAAGATCAATTTCAAATCACTCTAAATACTACTGTCTGCAGGACTCTATATCAAGCAGTCTGTGATGCGTTAGAGGCTTGGCCAGGATCTCCGGCTAGACCACCAGAGCAACAAGAGCAATATCGACAACTAAAGCTACTTTTATTTAGTATAATGTGTGAAGCTAATTACGAGCTATGAACAAAGACGGCAGCTACATTCAATCCAGACCTAAAAAAACAAAGCAAGGTACTGGTAAACATTCCAAACCTAATCATGGACGCAAGCAACCTAGAGGCCAAGGAAAGTAAGCTATTATTAGATAACTTATCGTAATGAAATGGTTCCCTTTAACGAAGCGATTCAACTAATCAAAACGTTTGAGGGTTTCCATGAGAAAGCCTGTAGCGATTCCACAACAGATGGAGAAGCTTTTATTATTGGCTTTGGTACAACCTATTATCCTGACGGCTCTCCGGTCCGTCAGGGTCATCTCTGTACTAAAGAAAAAGCTCTTGAATACTTAAATGATGAAATTAAAATCATCTCAACTCAAATTATTGATTTAAATTTAGGTTTAGATCTTCAAATGTTAAATGCCTTAATTTCTTTTGTACATTCAGTAGGCTGGGAATCCTTTCTCTATAGCAACATAGTTGATTGCTGTGAGCGCGAAGAATATAGCCAAGCAGCAAAGGAAATGACCAAGTGGATCTATGATGTCGATTATAACGTTATCGGCGGCCTCGTGGAACGCCGCCGTAAAGAGGTTAGACTTTTCTTAAGTGAGCTACTAGATGATTCTTGGATAGGCTCTGACATTCTCTTGAAAGCCTTTAGGAATTATGTAGCTTCTCCTACTCAGGTCCGCTCTATTCGCAAGCTACAGGAAGCGATAGATCCTTACGCTCTCTCTAGTTTCGCAAATGATTTTGAAATAGAGTCTGATCCATACGTAGAATATAGCAATTCTGAGTACGACACAATCTTTAACCTGTAGCCTACAATATTAGAAACAGGGAAAATGAGCATGAATAGCATTGAAACAAATGAAGAATATGATATGCCTTTGCACTTACAATTGGCAATGAGAAAGGCAGAGCTTGACTCCCAAGAGATGACCTGGGATCAGCTACAGATTGCCTTGTTATGCCTTTTTCATAAACGTTTAATTGAAACGCAAGCAATTAAAGACATGCTGGCTGGTGAGAATATTGATATTGAATTCGATATTCCCACTGATTTTGAACTCACGCAACTAGCCTTGACTATGATGCGTGATGACGACGACGAAGACGAAAGCAACTATCAGCCTTTCTAGGTTTACTTCTTTTTCTTTCCAACCATCCCACGGAGCCTGGCCATCTTATCTTTCATAGACTCCTTGGGACCGCTTTCTTTTTTGTCTTCTCCGTTTCCACCTTTTTTAAAACCTCGGACTTCTGCACGGAGTCTTTTGTTTTCTTCACGAAGTTTAGATTCTCCTGTTTTTCTTCCTGCTGCGGCCTTGGCAATAGGACGCTTGTTACCTGGAGCAGGTTTTTTAATTGGTGCCATTGTAGTTAAGCAATTACCTTTTAATATTACGGCTACCAACCAATTGGTGGAGCTGCTCCTGGACCTAAATTAAAAGCACAACGTTTGGCTAAATTATTCAATACCTTTCTTTTGTCCTCCTCACTAAGTACAGGTGTATGAATAATCTCCCACGCTACTTCAGAGCAAAGCTTCACAGGTAGCGGAGGAGGTGGTTGATAAGGAATTACTAGAAGAGGAATCACCACAAGCCTGGGATCAAAGATTAATTTTTATTCAGGTAAACAAACCAACCGAGATAAATACCACTGCGCCTTGCGAAGCGACTCATTACCACCTTTATGTTTTTCTCTCCATACGTATTTTGCTACATTACCTTTAATGTAACCACGGTATTCTTCTGGTGTTAGTTGAGCTTCAATTGCTTCAATACATTCAATCCCACCACCTGCAGTGTAATGTTCTGGGTGATTCACATTATCTGTGAAAGCTTGTTGATGTTTTTCTATATAAGTATCCCAAACCGTTTCTTGATAGGTTTTTTCTTCAGCCTCTTTCTTTGCCCATGGAACAGGGCAAATACCATCTGGACAATCTAAAATCTCTTCTTGACTCAAATCGCCAGATTCTGCAGGACTGACCCCGATCGGTTTAAACCACCCCTCAGCTTCCTTTGGTTGGTCGTTGCCACTGCTTGCTCTTCTGGGGAGAGCTGCCCCATGTCCACCAAGAGTTGTCGTGGTTGCGGGGTTGCTCCCTGCATCATGCCCTCTTCTGCTGATGGAATTGTTCCCGTTACTCCGCATCTTGGTTGTGCCCTTGGATCTATAGCTAAGTTAACACGATCTGACATATCTTGCTGCGTTACTGCTAAACCAGTGTTGTATTGGTCGTACATAGGAACGTCATTGGCTTCATTATCTAATGGTTGCCCAATATCATTCATGTCAACCATGCGCTGCCGAAGCGTATCATTCTCTTCCATGAAAGCACTAAGAAAGCCGTCCATTTATCTATTCGCTGGAGTATACTGTTAATTATAAGTTATATAAGTCAATGGCAATAGGTAGCTCAGGTAGTGGTATTAATGACTTAAATCCTGAGAGAGCTTATGACGTTGACGCTCGTCGCCTCGACAAGACTGAGAGAAGAATCGATCGTGCCGCGGACACAAGCAACGAGCGCATGCAAGATCGCGTTGGTAAGTTTCTGAAATCAGCACGTTCCGCTGGAAAGTTCCAGCAGAAGAGACAAATCGATTCACCATGGAGAAATCGTGAAGGTCAAATGCCTGCGTTTACTGAAGGAGATCAGTTTGGCAGGGCTGGTTCAACAAACTATGCAGATAAACCACAACCGTCAACCAGTAAGCTTTATTACTAAAGCCTACTTAACAGTCTAATCACACTTTTGACAAAACAACTTTATAAGGTTGTTTGTTGTACTTTCCTTTTCTTTCAAGATAAGACACATCACAAGGGTCGCCTTGATAAAACAAGAGCTGGCAGATGCCTTCATTGGCATATATTTTATTAAACAAACTAGTGCAGTTACTGATCTCTAGCGTCAGATGACCCTCCCAACCTGCCTCCGCTGGAGTAATGTTGACGAGGATGCCTGAACGTGCATACGTACTCTTCCCAACCGCAACAACTGTAACGTCCCTGGGAAGGCAAAGACGTTCCATAGCAACGCCAAGACAATAACCATATGGCGGAATAATGAAGTATTTTCCTTTCTCATCTTCGTGTAATTCGGTCTCCTTTAAAATTTCAGGATCAAAGTTTTTAGCGTCGCAAACGCCGTGTTGCACACCCCCAAAAAGAAGGCACTGACTAGGAGAGAGCCGAATATCGTACCCATAGCTCGATAGACCATAACTTAAAATTGGTGTGTTGTTTTCGTTGCTTATCAGTTTATCTTGGAAAGGTACGATCATACCTTTTTCTGCAAACCCTTTGATCTGCTTATCGCTTAGAACTGACATGCTTGCTGCTTGAGTGCTCCAACTCTACAGCAAGATCCTTCCTTTTTCACCGTAGATATCGCAAAAATCTTCAGTGGCTTTTTCAATATTTTCTTTAGGTTGTAAGTAGATAACTGCACTAGCGCCTGTGGTACGTGAATCAGTTTCTTCTTCGCCAAAGTAATGTCTTAGAAGCTTAGGACGAGACTTTAAAAGACATACAGGATGATCAAAGATATCTTGTGAATACATCACGAGATCAATATAATTGGTAAAATAAATAGCTTGTTCAACATTCCCCTTTAACCACTGTTGCTTTAAAGTTTTCCACCAGATAGCAGAGCCTGAGGTCAAAGTAGGAGACAAACCCCTGGTTGGAATCCATCTTGCTTCTCGTTTATTGTAGTAAAGACAAGCTGGTGGATGAAAGCAATAGACCTTACCAAACCACTCTGCGTCATTAATCGGATCATCTTTAGCAGTAAAGAAGTGATCAGCTCCTACGTGACTGTTGGCAAACTCTGAACTAGCAGGATCCAAATCAATGTTACCCATAAGTAAATGAGCACTGTCGATAAGGTCACGATTAGAAATCCATTCATAACCTTCTACGCGACGGTTGTCTCCTCTACGGACGGTCATTCTGATGCCTGGTTATAGTCGATTGCAAAGTAACGCATCCCTTGATGGTCGTTGATAATATAGCCTGCGCCAGCTGCAGGGTCGATCTTTTGAGCTGCTTCAAGGATGCTTTTAAACGTTTCTTTGAGTTCACCATCTGTGTTTTCCTCTGCATTGTGGAGTTCTTTTAAGGTTAGCCAGAACATTGACCTTTCGCTATTATTTGGCTGAAAGCACATGACTCCAGGGCCTTCAGTCTCCCAGAATTTAATGGACTGTTCGCCCATATCTCCTAGTAATAGCTTGATAGTTGCATCTGCATACTTGGCACTGGCAGGATCCATGTCTTTGCCAATGACTGATGCTAGTAAGTCTTCGCGTCTACTCATGGCTCAATAGTTTTTGGCGGTTTAAAACAGTAATCATCTTAGGTAACGGCTCATAAATAACAACCATTTTGCCTAACACACCCCGTTTTTTTATTAGCTTACCATTATCGTCACGCATTTTAGATAATTCGCCAGCTCGGATAAGATACTCGGCAACACAACGCAATCTACGTTTTAAAGGCAAGTCAGCATTAGGGAAACGACTACAGATTGTTTCTGGGTTCATATCTGAAAAAGCCAATCTCAAACGATTGGCCAAAGTCATATTGCTATTTGGGTCTTCAATTTCAAAATCACGAATCATTTGGATGTAACGGCGGAGTGTCGCGTCATCAAATGACCCAGTAGGTGGCAAGAAAGGTGCTACTTGAAGGCTTAGGCTATTGGGCAAATACGCTTCGTAATTATCTATTGTTAATAGATCAATCAGAATTGTGTCAAAACGATGTTTCATTTGGGTTATCCTTTTTCTTTCTGTAGATTTTCAAAGAAATCGCGCTTGTTTTCGTAGAGATTTGTACCGCGATCATTATCAAATGTACGCAAGCTCGCCTCTGGTCCTTTGGAATAACTTAAAATCAATTGGTTCCATGGGATACGAACCATTTCTTTTTTGGTCCCTACAGGAATCACAATGTAATGCACACCCTGAACCCAACCTTTAAAGCGAGGATCCACTTGTTTTTTCTTTCCTTGTAAAATCCAATTACGTATTGTTTGATCTGTAACGCCAAGTCTCCTAGCACACTCTTCAGTTGAGATGTATTCTTCTGCATAGATCTCAGGGCTTACTTGGTCTGTTTCATCGTTTGAGTAACGAGAGTGCCAAATAGAAGCAAGAATATTCCTGATTCCTTTCAATTCGGAAGCAATTGCTAACAGTTCTTTATTTGCCTCAGACATTCTTGATTAATGTTACACTCATACAAAGATACAACTTTATCCGTGGAAGAGCAAGTACCTGCAAGTCAACCCCCTGGGAATTACTACGAAAATCCTGAAGGTCCGAGATATCAAAATCCAGCTGAATTCAACCAAGCAGCTGCACCTGAACCACAACCAGCGCAACAACCTGGTGTTGTTTTTAATAGACCAGATTTTCAAGCAATGCGAGAGCAGGCGCTACAAGATGCAATTGCACAAGTAACACAACGACAAGCTACTGGTGAACCTCAACAACAGTTTATTCAACCTCCAGTACCACAACCAGCTCCTGCCTTAGTTCCTGCTCCACAAGCTTTTGCTCAACCAGTAGCTGAACCTCAAATTGTTTATGTAAAACGAAACCTTACTTTAGCTGAAATTATTATTGTTTTTGCTATCACAACAGGGTGTGTACTAGGAATTCAAGGTATCTGGACAGTAGCAACAGACATTTTACCAAGGATTGAAATTAAAGATAAATAAGCCAGCTTATAATTAAGTATAAGACTTGGCTTAAAGTAGGGTGGCAAATAGGAAAATTACACAATTCCCGGCTATTCTCCCGGCTGATATTGTCGATCAAGACCTAGTAACGCTTGTCTCAGTTTTTGAGATTGATCCTGCTCTACGTAATAAGAAATTAAATTTTAGTGGTCTTCGGGTTTATCTTGACCAATACTACATTAACCAAGGAGAGACTGATCCTTTTACCGTAGGTAATGTTCTTGTTACTGGTTATGCTTCAATTTATGGAGATCAGAATTTACGTGGAAACTTAACGGTATCAGGCACTAGTGTATTTGAATCAAACGTAGAAATAAATTCAAATTTATTTAT